ATATAAAATGAACAAAATTTACTTAACAAATCAGGATATCCAAAAATACTTAGCAAACATCGTATCACAGATGTATGCTGATAACTGGCGTCCTGATTACATCGTAGGCATTACCAGAGGCGGACTTATTCCATCAGTAATGTTAAGCCACTATACTGGCATTAAGATGCACACACTAGATGTTAGACTCCGTGATGGCGATGGTGAATGCGAGTCCAACTGTTGGATGGCTGAAGATGCCCAAGCAGAAAAAAACATTCTCATCTTAGATGATATTAACGACACTGGTGCTACGTTTAATTGGATTATGGAAGATTGGCATTCAAGTGTTTATAATATGCCAGATACTATCTGGGGAAACAATGTTAGATTTGCTGCTTTGATCGACAACGTTGTTAGTGAGTGCAAGGTTGAAATGTCCTACACTGGTACAGAGATTAACAAAGCAGAAGACCCTAATTGGATTGTCTTTCCGTTTGAAGAGTGGTGGTAAGAGTTGTTATTTAACCAACACAAAAACTGGATAACTGAGCATGAGCACACTGACATTCTTAAGTCAGTGGTTCTTGCTGACCGTTGGTCATTTGGTCAGACCAGCGATAGCAAACAATATACTGAAAATTATCCCATGTGGATGCAGGGATTTTTTAATCATAGGACTCAACAATTTAATGAGTCTACGCCCGAGATTATTAAAATAATATCACTGAGATTTATTAGTCAGTGTCCAGATGATTATGTGTTAGTTCGCAGTATGGCATGTGCTAACACCTTTGGATTAGACGGTGACTATCACAAAGACTGGCCCAGCTGGGGTAAAAGTCAGACTGGTGTCTTGTATACTGACAAAACCTGGGAGCGTAACTGGGGAGGAGATACTGTATTTGTAGGTGAAGATTGCCTGTACAGTTCAGAGTACGAACCTCGTAAATTGGTTACCTTTGATAGCAGTATCGAACACATTGGAAAAGGTCCCCAAAGACGGTGTCCAGGTATGAGAAGTATCATTGCCATGCAAGCAGTTAAACGTGAATATATTGAAAAGTTTATTGCAAAATAATCTAAATAACATTATAATAAACTTAGACGTCAAAGGTTCGCCCGTCTTTAAATATTCCGCCCTATAACATAGGAGAAGGTATATGCCTTATTATAGTACAAAACATTATGGACATAACATTGGACTAAGTGCAGTGTTCCGTCAACCAAACGCAGATCATTCACATTGCCATTTGCTACATGGTTACAGTTTAGCATTTACATTCACATTCGGTTGTGATGAACTGGATAACAAGAACTGGGCAGTTGACTTTGGGGGACTAAAACCTTTGAAGGCTTGGTTAGAAGACCACTTTGATCACAAGACAGCAATTGATAAAAACGATCCACACTTGGATAAGTTTATGGAATTACAGGAAATGGACTTAGCAGAGATTAGAATCTTTGATGGTGTTGGTGCAGAGAAGTTTGCAGAACACGCATTTAATTTTGCAGACAAACTTATACGTGAAGCAACTGATAATCGTTGTTATTGTGTTAAGGTAGAGTGTGCAGAACACGGAGCCAATTCAGCAATTTATGCACCACAGGAGATTTAAATGTTAGTACCTATTGTAGTAGAAAAGACCAGTGCAGGCGAACGCAGTTATGACATCTACAGTCGATTGCTTAAAGATCGTATCATTATGTTAAATGGTGCTGTAGATGACAACAGTGCTAATTTAGTAGTGGCACAAATGTTGTTCTTGGAAAGCGAGAGCTATGATGCTGACATTACACTTTATATTAACAGCCCTGGTGGACTTGTAACCGCAGGACTTGGTATCTATGATACTATGCAGTTTATCAAGTGTGATGTATCAACTGTCGTTGTAGGACAGGCATGCAGCATGGGAAGTTTCCTTGCACAAGCAGGCACAGCAGGCAAGCGTATTGTGCTACCAGAGTCACGCACAATGATCCACCGTGTAAGCTCAGGCACACCTAGTACACGCGGTTCAGTCCATGTGCAGGAATTAGAATTTGAAGATGCTAGGCGCAGTTTTGAAGAAAGCAAGAAGATCAATAAGAGACTTACTGAGCTTTATGTCAAGCATAATTCAAAAGGCAAAGGTTACGAAGAATTGTTTGAAACTATGAAGTTCGACACATTCTTAAATGCACAAGAAGCATTGGATTATGGACTAGCCGATAAGATCGTGGAGAAAAGACCATGAAACTAAGATATACAGAAGCATTTTATAGTGTTCAGGGCGAAGGTAGATTTACTGGTGTTCCCAGTGTTTTTCTTCGTATGTATGGCTGTAATTTCACATGCCCAGGATTTGGGTTACCACATGGCCAAGAAACTACTGAGCCAGATGACATTGCAGCACAAGTTTTAGAAAATCCAGATCGTTATAAGAAATTGGATGATCTCCCACTAGCAACAACAGGCTGTGATAGTTATGCAGCCTGGCACCCAGCGTTTAAACGATTCCAAACTACAACAGACGTTGATGGGTTAGTTGATTATCTACTGACGTTGGTTCCCAATGGCCGTTGGACACAAGAAAATGGACAAGATGTCCATCTAGTAATTACTGGCGGAGAGCCACTACTAGGATGGCAGCGTATGTATACAGAATTATTTGACCATCCCCGAATGAAGGATTTAAAAAATGTTACTTTTGAAACAAATACCACGCAGAGTTTGCACGATGATTTCAAATCTTACCTCGAAGATACACCAAGACTACATGTTACATGGTCATGCTCCCCAAAACTATCAGTTAGCGGACATGGTTGGGATGATGCTATTAAGCCTGCTATTGCTAGGTCTTACAGTGATGTTCCTGGCAGTCAATTGTATTTCAAGTTTGTGGTTTGTGATCTTAATGATGTGGCAGAAGTGGACAGGGCTGTGTCAGTATATGGATCCCAGGGAGTCCATGCGCCGGTATACCTCATGGCTGTCGGAGGCACAACAGACAGTTACTTTAAAAACGGAAAAGCTGTCGCAGAACTTGCGCTTGAAAAAGGTTATCGTTACTCCCCTCGGCTTCATGTCGACGTTTTCGGTAACGCCTGGGGAACGTAATAATCCGTTGGCTAAAGGAACAACATCTTTGTATGCCAGTGTTCATCCAGAAATAGACCTGTTATCTGATGCTATGTTAGCTAGACGGGATACTACTACAGATCCAATAGTAGACGAAGATTTAGCAGACCGATTAAGAAAGAGCGGAATGTGAAAACAGTTTGGATTAAAACTGCTCAAAATGAGTATGATGCACAAAATCTATGCACTGGCTGGCTGGACCCTGAGTTAACAGAACAGGGCGTAACCGAGGCTACTGATGTAGCAAAGGAATTGTCTGATAAGTACTCAGTGGTAGCCAATGTATATTGCAGTGACCTAAGACGTAGTTTTAATACAGCAAAAATTATATGTGATAATACTAGTTGGAATAAAACACAACAAGTAAGCCCGTTTATTAGAGATCGTGACTATGGTAACCTAACTGGCAAGCGTCTGGATACTCAATTAAACTGGCAAGATGCTCCTGAGAATGGCGAAAGTTTAAAGGATGTGGCTTCCAGAGTATACAGTTTCTTAAAAGAAATACAGGATACTGAAAACGAGTTACCACATGTTATTATTGCTCACAGTGACACATTAACGGCGGCGGCGGTGGTCGTGGGCAAACTAGATCCAACAGAAGTAAATAATTTTAGAGCACACACAGGAGAAATATTAGAATGGGACTTCTAGATTCAGCTAAAAAAGCAATGGGTATGGGTGAAGCTAAGAAAGTTAACACCCCTAAACGAACAACAAAAAAGTCGGCTAAGGATATTGCAACTGAAAAGGACGAGCCCTGGGTTAGTGTTATTGATCTAGAAGTTGATCCAGAAAATCCTGGCAGTGGGGCATTTGAACTTGACTGGAACCCACAGTTTATTAAAATGCTCTTTAAAGCAGGTTATCGTGATGACGTAGAAGAAGACATGGTTGATCGTTGGTTTCAGGATGTTTGCAGACAGGTAGTTATGGAAACATATGAAAAAGACCAAGCCATGGTTACTAGAAATGATCTAGGCGATGGCAAAGCTGAATACAAATAATGATCATCTATGTAAACGGTGACAGCCATAGTGCAGGTGCAGAGTTGGTTAAAGACTATTGCTTTGCAGCAGATGATCCAAAATACACTGCCTGGCAACGACGTCCCCATCCAGATGCTATCCCCCATACATACGGATTTAAACTAGCCCGAGCACTCAATGCTGGGTTTTTTCTAGATGCAGAGAGTGCTAGTAGCAATGACCGTATTTTAAGGACAACCCGGGAATATGCAGACGCTCTTACTACTAATATCCACGACAGAGTGTTCATTATTGGATGGAGTACCTGGGAACGGGAAGAATGGTTACAAGGAGATAAAACTTATATTCAGGTAACTGCCAGTGGCACTGACAGTGTTCCACCAGAGTTTGGTGACCGTTACAAGCAATGGGTTATTAACCAAACTCCTGAGGTAGTCAAAGAAAAATGTCGACAGTGGCATGATAAGATCTGGGAGTTTCACCAACATTTAAATAAGCTGGGAATACGGCATATTTTCTTTAATTCATATAGTCATTTTGATGTTGATGAACAACGAGACTGGGGAGATAGTTATGTTAGTCCTTACGATAAAAGTGGCACATATTATCAATGGTTGGCAGACCAGGGATTTTTAACTGTTAGATACGGAAGCCATCATTACGGTATTGATGCTCATAGTGCCTGGTACAAATTTTTACTTCCGCGGTTGACATCTGGCGTGAGTACTAGTATAATGAGTAATACTAAAGTAGTTAAGAGAACCGTGAAACCCAGTTCAGGACTAATGAGGAAAAAGTGACAACATATTTACTTGTAGACTCCCTTAATACATTCTTTCGTGCTAGACATGCTGCACATCGTAGCATGGATATGTGGACCAAAGTAGGCTTTGCTATCCATGTAACAATGGGTGCAGTTAATCGTGCCTGGCGTATCAGCAAGGCTGACCATGTGGTTTTTGCTCTAGAAGGCCGCAGTTGGCGCAAGGACTTCTTTAAGCCTTACAAAGCACATCGTGTTGCCGCTAGACAGGCAAAGACAGAGATAGAACAAGAAGAAGATTCCTTGTTCTTTGAAGCATATGATTCCCTGGTTAAGTTCCTGGTAGAAAATGCAAATTGTAGCACATTACAATGTGATATTGCAGAAGCAGATGATATTATTGCACGGTTTATTCACATGCATCCCCAGGACAATCATGTTATTGTTAGTAGCGACACTGATTTCGTACAGCTGGTTAGCGACAATGTTAAACAGTATAATGGTATTTCTAACAATATGATTACACTACAAGGAGTATTTGATGACCATGGCAAACCAGTTAAAGACAAAAAAACAGGGGATCCTAAGCCGGCGCCTGATCCGGAATGGCTACTGTTCGAGAAATGCATGCGTGGCGATCCAACTGATAACATTTTTAGCGCATACCCTGGAGTCCGCAAAAAAGGTACTAAGAACAAAGTAGGGCTTTTAGAGGCTTTTGAAGATCGTGACAACAAAGGCTATAACTGGAATAACATGATGCTGCAACGTTGGACAGATCATAACGGTGACGAACATCGTGTACTAGATGACTACGAACGCAATCGCGTACTGGTAGACTTAACAGCGCAGCCTGAAGAGCTCAAAGAGTATATTGACTCTACAATGAAAGATCAAATGGCTCCTAAACAGAACCCAATGGTAGGAGCAAAGTTCCTAAAGTTTTGTGGTAAGTATGAGCTAAAGCGTATTGCAGACGAAGCGCCTAAGTATGCAGAATGGTTACAAAAGAGTTATATGGAGAAGGATAAAGATGTTGCTTGCTAAACCCATCATTGACGAAAAGTTTTGGATTATAGAGCGTAACGGTGAAAAAGTTGGCACCCTACGAAAAACTCAGGACTTGGTTCTTACCATTAATCAAAAAAACTTTAAGTTTACGGATATCAAATCATTGTGCGACTCAACAGAAATTAAATTTGCTACTGGCAACGAAGTAGTAGCAACGGAAGATAAAAACAAGGACTTTGACGTACACGGGTTTCCATGTAAGTTTAAGCCCTTTAACGACATATATGACTTAAAGCGTAAACTACCATTGTATACCAAGACTGCCAAGAGTCAGAGTTTCTATTGTGCTGGATATTATATTATTAAATTTGAAAGCGGATGGCTTCCAAGTTATTGTCCTAAGTTAATTACTCTAGGCAAGAATGAATTCGTTGGCCCATACATGAGCAAGTTTGAAATGCAAGAAAAACAGAAGAAACTATGAGACTGCCAAACTTTAATAACCTAGAAATGTTTGTAAAGAAGGCAACCATTGGCGTTAGTCCTAGTATTAGTATTACTAGATCAGAGGCACAACACGCCGCTAATGAGTATCAAAAACTAATCAAGTATACGCTTGAGTTGCAGGACCGCATTGTAGAACTGGAACAGGAAAACGCAAACCCTACGCAAATAGAAATATTATCCGGAAACTTTTAGGTATTTTAACTTCCTTATGCTACAATACACTTGTTAACATAGGGAAAGGATAACATATGTTTCGTACAACTATCGCAGCTATTGCTGTACTCTTTATTGCTTCAACTGCCCATGCAGAAGATGCAAAAAATTACTACATTGAAGGTCAATTTGGATCAACTATTAATGCCGACGACGGGCGTGATAACTCCAGTGTAATGGGACTTGCCTTGGGAAAAGACTTTGGTAAAGTTCGTGTTGATCTTGCTGGTGTCCGGAACTCCAGTGGAGATAATACTTCACTTGGTGAAGTTGAAGTAGACTCACTATTAACTGGTGTATACTATGACATCAATACTAACAGCAAGTTTACTCCATTCGTTGGTATTAACCTTGGGTATGGCTGGGCAGACGGCACAGGGGTTAGCACAGTAGATGACGCAGGATTTGTTTACGGTGCCTCAGCTGGCGTTGGATATGCAGTAGCAGACAACATTGATTTGGTTGCTCGTTATCAGTATCTAACCAGTGATGATATTACTGTAACTAATTTATCAGGAACTGATAATTGGGATACCCAGGCTATTACTGCTGGTTTACGGTTTAAGTTTTAATATTCACTAACCAAGTAAATTAAAATAGGGCTGTAATGGCCCTATTTTTTTATAAAAGTATAGATAAATATATACGTAGTTAATTAAAAGGACAACGTATATGAGTAGACCCAAGCCAGAAGTTCTCTTAGAGAAGATTGACAAGAATACATATAAATCTGAGCAGGTGTTAGCTAGCGATGGTATTTGGAGTGTATATTACCAAGGACGTGCTATTAATCTAAAATCACATAATATCCTA